CAATGAAGGAAGCTCATCTAAATTAATAAAACAATAATATGGCTCAATCAGGTATTAAAAGTTATTTCCCAAGTCAGGTAGTTAGTGATCTTGAAAAGATGAGTCTAGACTATGGTTTAAAAGTAGCCAAAGCTATAGAGAACGAATGGTTTTACCATTCTGACTATGGTAACGACAGGTTTAAATCTAATTTTGACAGCTTCCATAGACTTAGGTTATACGCTAGAGGAGAACAGTCTATACAAAAATATAAAGATGAACTGTCTATAAATGGTGATCTATCTTATTTAAACCTAGACTGGAAGCCAGTACCTATTATACCTAAGTTTGTAGACATAGTTGTTAATGGTATTGCAGATAGAACATACGATGTAAAAGCATACTCTCAAGATCCTTACGGGATAAGTAAAAGAACAGAATACATGGAAAGCCTTTTGGCTGACATGAGAACCAAAGAATTAAATGCTTTCACAAAACAAGCGTTTGGAGTTGACATAGCTAACTTCCCAGAAGAAAAGCTACCAGACTCAGAGGAAGAACTTGCATTACACATGCAGTTAACTTACAAGCAAGCAATAGAGATAGCGGAAGAACAAGCTATAAATGTATTGTTTGATTCAAATAGATATGAGCTTGTAAAGAAAAGGTTTTATTATGACCTCACTGTAATAGGTATTGGTTGCGTTAAAAATACTTTTAGTGAATCTGAAGGTATTAAAATAGAATACGTTGACCCTGCTAACTTAGTTTACTCCTACACTGACTCTCCATATTTCGAAGATATATATTATGCAGGTGAAATAAAGACTATACCTATTAATGAACTCAAAAGAGAGTTCCCAAATATGAGTCAAGAAGAGTTAGAAGAAATAAGTAAACAACCTAACAACACTGCAATACCTAACACAAGAGCGTTATACAATCAAAGTGATAACAATCAAATAGATGTCCTGTATTTTAATTACAAGACATACATGAATGAGGTTTATAAAATAAAAGAGACTGCAACAGGTGCATCAAAAATATTAGTTAAAGATGACACTTTCAACCCTCCTGCAGAAGTATTAGATTCTAACTTTGAAAAAGTATCTAGATCTATTGAAGTTCTTTATGAAGGAGTTTTAATACTTGGTACTAAAAAACTTCTTAAGTGGGAGATGGCAACAAACATGATGCGACCTAAAAGTGATAGCTCTAAGGTTAAAATGAATTATGCTATTGTCGCACCTAGACTTTACAAAGGTAGGATAGAGTCTTTAGTAGGTAGGATTACAGGATTCGCTGATATGATACAGCTTACTCACCTTAAACTTCAACAGGTGATGTCTAGAATGATCCCTGATGGGGTGTATCTAGATGCTGATGGAATAGCAGAGGTTGATCTTGGTAACGGAACTAATTATAGCCCACAAGAGGCGTTAAACATGTTCTTTCAAACTGGTAGTATTGTCGGTAGATCATTAACTTCTGATGGAGATATGAACCCCGGTAAAGTACCAATCCAAGAAATTGCTAGTGGTAATGGTGGGGCTAAAATGCAAACATTAATACAGACATATAACTATTACCTACAAATGATTAGGGATGTTACTGGATTAAATGAAGCAAGAGACGGAAGCACACCTGATAAGAATGCTCTGGTGGGTGTACAAAAACTTGCAGCAGCAAATTCAAACACAGCTACTAGACACATACTTCAGTCTGGTTTATTCTTAACAGCAGAAACTGCTGAATGTTTATCTCTTAGAATCTCTGATGTTTTAGAGTATTCACCTACAAGAGAAGCTTTTATACAAAGCATAGGAGTTCATAATGTTGCTACATTAGATGAATTACAAAACTTACACATACATGATTTTGGTATATTTATAGAGTTAGAGCCTGATGAGGAAGAAAAAGGTATGCTTGAAAATAATATACAAGTAGCTGTCGCTCAAAAAGGTATAGATCTTGAAGACGCTATAGATCTAAGACAGATTAAAAATGTTAAACTAGCAAATCAATTACTCAAGATAAGGAGGAAGAAGAAATTTGAAAGAGACCAAGCGGTGTCACAACAAAACATACAAGCACAAGCTAATGCAAACGCACAAGCGCAACAAGTGGCAGCACAAGCAGAAGTTCAAAAGCAGCAATCACTTATTCAAATAAACAGTCAACTTGAGCAATTAAAAGCTCAATTAGAATCTCAAAAGATGGAACAAGAAACATTTGCTAAAAAAGAGCTAATGCAATTACAGTTCCAGTACAATTTTCAACTTAAGCAAATGGAGACTTCTGGTGTAAGGGGTAGAGAAAAAGAAAAGGAAGATCGTAAAGATAAAAGAACAAAAATACAAGCATCTCAACAATCTGAATTAATTGATCAAAGAAAAAAGGACAAACCACCTAAAAACTTTGAGTCAACAGGTAATAGTATAGTTGATGGTGAGTTCAACTTAGGTGGTTTTGACTTAAACAATTAAAAATAAAACAAAAATAAAATGAGTATAAATTCAAGTGCAGTAGCATATAACTTTGGTCAGCTAGGTAGTGTTGTTAGCAATGTCGCAAAGCCAGTAGTTCCACCCAAAGGTATGGTGATAACTGCTATTCAATTTTTATCAGACAACACACCAACAGCTTTAGTATCAGAAAAAAGAGTTTCTTCTGGAGCAGGGTTCCCTAATATAACAGGAAGTACTGATGCAGTAGGTGCTGCTGATGGTTTTATGAATCACAATGGTGTTACAACTGCCGCTGCAACCGGATCTAACTCAGGTGCTGTAGTTACTATTTCAGCTGCTAATAGTAAAATTAAAGTTGGGCAGTACGTTTTAATTGTAAATGACAATGATGCAGAAAACACAGGATTAACTATAGATGCTGAAACACCTATTCCAATTTACGAAGGAGATAACAAACAAGGTGTTCAAGTTATAGCTTATACTTCTGGTGCTACAACAGTAACTCTTTCTGCTGACACTACACCAACAGCAAGTCAAACATTAATCTTCATTGATGAAGTTCATGGTGCTGGTGGTACAAGGGCTGATGGTGTTATATATCCTAAAGGTCTTACAATAGTAGGTAGATGGACAACAATAACTCCTTCTGCGGATGCTGATGGTGGTGTAATCTGTTACTTTGGATATTAATGCCGGGAATAGGAATAAGTTTATCAACATTTCCCGGAGCCGTAGCAGCAGCAATAGAGGATTACGTATGGAGTATTAGTGGTAATGATTTAACTCCAATAGCTAGTATTGCTTATGACTTTAGTGATTCATGGGATGTAAGTAGTACAGAGCTAACACCTGCAGTTTCACCCGGTGAAGAAGGTTATTGGAATGTAGATGCAAACGGAGATTTAACACCAAAATAAAATAATAAAACAATGGCAATAACATATACATGGGATACAAAAACTGTAGACACCTACCCAACAAAAAGTGGTGAATCAGATGTAATATTTAAAGTATACTGGAAGCTAGACGGTGTAGATGATACAGCAGAAAAAAATGCAGCTTACGCTACAGGTGTGGTTGACTTAGACACTTCAGATCTTTCTAGTTTTACTGCATTTGCAGATGTAACAGAATCAGATGTAGATGGTTGGGTTCAAGCAGAAATTGGTGCAGATATGATAAATATTTATAGAAGTGGAATTGAAGCTGAGATAACGGAAAAAGCTACACCAACTGTTGTCAGAAAATATATTGGTGAATAAAAAAAATAAAACAAAAAGAACATGGCAACAAAAAACATAGTACCTAATGCTGATAGTGAAGGTGGAATAGGTACATCAAGTAAGTATTGGGCAACTGGTTTTATAGATGCAATTACTACAACTGGTAATTTAGTTATTGGAGGGTCTATAGATCTTGAGGGAGATATTGATGTTAACGGTACCACTAACCTAGACATTGTAGATATAGATGGTGCTGTAAATATGGCAACTACTGCTTTAGTCACAGGTGTATTAACTACTACAGCAGCTACAGTATTTAACGGTGGCTTTACTAGTAATGCAGCTTCTACAATCAGTACCGCAGATAACTTAGATACACTTTCACTTATCTCTACTGATGCGGATGCTAATGCTGGTCCTAATTTAAGATTGTTTAGAAACTCCGCCTCACCAGCAGATGCAGATGTTGTTGGTTTAGTAGAATTTGAGGGTAAAAACTCTGCTGGTACAACTGTTCGTTGGGCTGGAATAGAGAGTAAGATTGTAGATGTTACCGATAGTACAGAAGATGGAAGTCTAGAATTAGTTACAACTCTTGCTGGTAGTGGTGCGGTTTCAAGAATTTTAATGAATGCTACTGAAACAGTTATTAATGAAAGCAGCAAAGACCTTGACTTCAGAGTCGAATCAGATAATCTTACAAGTGCTTTTTTTATTGATGGTGCTAATGGTAATGCAACTTTTGGAGGTGAAGTAGCTCTTGCAGGAATGCTAGCAGTAACTCATGGTACAATTGGTGATGGAGAAAGTGTAGGGTTAAAAATAGTAAATAGTGCAGGTAGTAAAACTTGGAATCTAACTGTTGGTCAAAAAGACGTTGGTAATGATTTTTTTACAATAAGATGTGCTACTACAGATGTAGATGCACTAGTATTAGATACTGCAGGTAAATTAACTGTAAAAGATGATTTAATTATAAAAACTGGTGGTACAATTGGTGGTGCTAGTGATCCTGATTTGTTGACGTTAGCTGCAGACACACTTACATTAACTCATGCTAATAGCGGAATATTTTTTCAATCTGTTGGTCCAGTCAATAGTGATAATTCTACCAATAATTTCCGTATGGCACTGTATCATAATGGAGCTAACAATCTTATACCTACTGCTAAAACAGGTTTTACAGCAGCAGGTAATGCTGTATTTCTTGGTGATACTGGCGTTGATATAATTATAGGAACAGGTAACTCTTCAGGTGCTCCAAGTAATAGTTTTATTGGTTTAGAACACGGTGGCAATGTTACTATGAATGCTGGTGCTAGCACTCCGGATATACCTGCTTTTAAATTAGATGATGCTGATGATATAACACTTACTAGAGGCAGCTTAATAATAGGTACACCGGGTGAAGGTATTGATTTTACTGCTGAAAATACAGGAAGATTAGGAGGTAGTGCTACTGATAGAACCGCTTCAGTTTTAGATGATTATGAAGAAGGTACTTGGACGCCAACATTTTTGGGTTGTAGTTTTACGGGTACTGTTACAGCTAAATACACAAAAATTGGTAGAAAAGTATTTATTTCTTTATTTTTTATTAATCAAACAATTGCTTCATCTTCAGGCGGTGGCGGATTTGGGGGTTTACCATTCTCAAAGGGAGGCTCGTCATATTATGCTCCAATATTAATATCTAATGCCGATTCAGTAAGTTCGCCAGCTTCGGGTTTTATAAGGACGCATGATGTAACAATGAATCTTAATGTTGGATCTTCAGTTTCGGACGCATCGTGGATAAACGGAACAAATAACAGATCAATGATGCTATCGGGTACATATATGGTTTAAAAATTATAAGTTTAGAAAAAATACATTCAGTAGGTTCTGAGTGCGGACAAACAAATAAATAATAATACAATGGCAATAACAAAAGAAGTAAAAGCAGATAAAATAGAAGTAGTTAGTGATTGGAATGTTCAAGTAAGAACAGCTACAATTATTAAAGAAGATGATGTTGAATTAACAAGGTCTTTTCATAGGCATGTATTAGTTCCATTTAGTGCTTCAGTTCAAAATGCAGATGATGACAGTTGGACACATACAGATACAGACATTTCAGGTGAATCAGCGCAAGTGCAAGCAATAGCAACTGCCGCTTGGACGGATGATGTAAAAGCTGCATACAAGACTTGGAAAGAAGCACAAACTAATCCTTAAAGATTAATATGGGGACAAAACACGTAGTCCCAAGAGCCGAAGGTCAAGGTGGTATAGGTACCGCTGCCCTAGGTTGGGGAGAATTATTTATTACAAACACTACAAATGATAGTGCCACTCAAGGGGGTAAGTTAACACTTACCTCTAATGATGGTGATGCTATGCAAAGTGGTAGTAGACTTGGAGTCATAGA